TATGGCAAAACGTTGATTGATGATTATTTTGCCAATATCGTTCCCTCAAGACAAAAGATTACATCAAACTGGAATGCCGTTCTTACACTCATGAAAAATGAGTCAGCAGAACTACAAATCGAAGGAAACTTAAGAACCTATTCAGATAACCAACTGAAAAGAATTAAGTTTGAGAAATATGAACTGAACAACATTGCTTGTGTTGTGCATAAATCTAACAAAATGGATCATAACGAGGTAGTTGTTTATGCAATGAATCGCATGATGCATTTGGGTTTGTCAAAAGGCGCAATTGTGGTGCATTACGATAATAAACCCGCGATCGTAAAGGCAGAAGAATTGGGTCTTGTCGACAAGGTTAGAGAATTGATTGAGTTCTATAACTTAGATATAACGGTTGAAGAATTACCATTTAAATGAGTGTAGCAATCCGTAAAGAAACTTTCGTGCGGTGGTTCGGGCGCAGTCTTGAGATTGAAGACTGCGACTCGTCTCTGTACATGACGAATTATTTTTTTGATCGGTTCGAGTATAACAAAGAGCAACGGCTCTGGTTGACTTGGTTGTACGGTAATACTTACTACTGGCCAACTGCATATATAATATGGAACGAGTTTCCTGATATGCATTTGGTTGGCGTGGAAAGACTCGAGAACTGGAATAACGAGAACTATAAACGATTGCGTTACCAGACTGACACTAAATGGAACAAAGGGCATTTACCTGCCCAGTTCCTTTCTTACAAATCTTGGGTCGGCGAACGAACTCAACGCGGGGCACTCACCAAAGACTTTACCGAGAACCCAGTGGATAACTTCTACAAACTTTGGAAGGAAGTAAACTCGTGGCATAAGTTTGGTCGATATACTTCTTGGTTCTATATACAAACGCTGAAACAATGTTGTGATATCAATATCGATGTTGATAGTCTTTGGTTCCATGATCATAGCGGTTCTCGCTCTCATCGTAATGGTATGTGTTATGCCATTGGTAAAGACGACTGGGTGGATAAGAAGTTAGATAAAGAACAGATTGCATATCTAGAATCAGAAGCGAAAGAAATACTTCAAGAGGTTAAATTGCGGTATCCCCACGTCGCCGAGAAAGCAGACTTTTTCGCAATGGAGACGTGCCTCTGCTCCTTTAAGAAGTTGTTTCGTAAAAGTCGTGGGCGTTACCTTGGGTTTTACCTTGACAGGCAAGCAGAGGAAATTAAGAAGGTAGAGCAAGACGGTTGGGATGGTATTGACTGGAAACCTTTGTGGCAAGCAAGAGAAGAGACCGTTGAAAAACAATGGTTGACTAATGAGATAAAAAAGTATAAAATGGAATGGTACTTAGATACTGGTGACTTTGAACAGGTCGCTACTGGACTAGAGGAATTTATGATATGAAAACGATCGTTGCAAAATTTAAACATAACTGCGAAGATAAACTTGGCAAGTATATGGACGAATCGGATTATGACCTTTTGGTTGAAGATGATATGGATTTCTATGCACCTATCACTGAAATTGGTCGCGCTCAACCTTCAGAGAAAGAATGCATTTTTATGTTTCGTAAAAATCGTTTTACTGTAGAAGAACAGGCGTCTGCCTATGAAGGATTGGTCAACGCAGCACAACCTACTCAGAACCGTGGACTTGCTGCTGGACCAAAAGGCGAAAGGCAGGGTGGGCGAAATTGGTGTGACGAATCTCAGATAGAGATTATGGAATATCTCATTAAGGGTGAGCAGACAAGTCTGTTTGGTCGAATTGAAGATCCGATTGCAGAAATTAAAAAAAGACATGCTTCCTATGAAGTGCCCAAAGATGCAAGAGGAATCGTTTGGATTAAGTCTAAGATAGAACAGGAAGGTTATGACTACGAAACTTTCTTTGAAACCAAATTAGAAGAGATACTTGCTCTGCCAGAATATAAACAGTCTGCCGCCGCGAAAGATCTCTTTGAAAAGTACGTATCAAATACGACCTACGCCAACCAAGTTTTATCTGGTATTGCTGGGTTCTTTGATCGGTATCCTCGCATCCCTTGGGGTCGTGCTACTTCATATACTGAACATCATCGTGAGACTTACGAGAAGTGTTATCCGTTCATGCGCAAACTCTCGAGTGAGTTTCAGCGACTCTTGCCAGAACGGTTCAATGTCCAGAATGAAGCAGCAGCGAAACTCGACCCCAGATTCAGAGTCGCTGGCGAGGATACTCCGTTCACCACTGTAACGGTGAACAAAAACTTTCGCACATCTGCTCACCGTGATGCCGGTGATCTTCACGCGGGATTCTCTAACCTATCCGTGATTGCGAAAGACAAAGAGTGGGAGGGAGGATACCTAGTTCTGCCCGAGTATAGAGTCGCGATCAATATTCGACCTGGTGACCTGTTGCTGATTAACAACCATGACGGCATTCACGGCAACACAGAACTGGTTCCTCCCGAGGGTAAGGCACTCGAAGACATGGAGCGTATCTCTCTTGTTTGCTATTTCCGAGAGAAAATGTTAGAATTAGGTAGTTGGGAATATGAATCACTTCGTAGAAAGTTTGTTTATGAGAGAAGCAAAGATTGTACACACCCATTATATCGCCCATTATGGAATGGCGTTTCGCCTTCTATGTGGGATAAGAATGAATGGTTCTCTTACTTAGAGAAAGCAGGAGGGAAGGATATGTTGGATAGATATCACCCACAAAAAGAAGTATCAACCTTAGACGAGTTCTTTTAATGAGACATATATTTGCAATTGGTGGTATACCAGGAACTGGTAAGACCACATTAGTTAAGAATGCTTTGAACAACCTTGCATTAGACTGGGAACCTGCCAAACCTGCAGAATTGCTTGATGGTGTTTATTCAAAGGCGAGAAACTGTTATGTGTTTGGTAAGTACGCTCCTTGGTATGATGTGGAAGGTTATGCTCAGGGAACAGACAAGTTAAGCATGGCGGTACAACCCAAGGCGATAGAATTTATTGCGCAAACCAATTCATCAATTATCTTTGAGGGTGATAGGTTATTTACTGCATCTCTCCTAGAAACCTGTCTCGATTTGCCAGAGACCGAATTGCACGTTATCATACTTGAGTCGGATGATGTTGAGCAGAGATATAAAGATAGAGGATCAGAGCAGTCTGATAAATTTATTCAGGGTCGCAAAACTAAATACAATAACATCGCAAAGAACTTTCTTCTTTGGGAGAATATTGAAACGCACAAACACAATACTGCCGAAGATACTGAAAGCATTGTTCGGTTGATGGATATAGGAATTACTTTATGAGCAGCTATAAATTTCGTGAAGGCGAACTGATACAGGAGTTAAAATTATATGTCGACAAAACGTACAATCAACACTACGCGACCGATAAATATCAAGCAACGGATGTTATTATTGACAGTGGGCATGGTACTGGCTTTTGCTTGGGCAATGTAATTAAATATGCCAAGCGGTATGGGCGCAAAGGTAATGCTAAGGAAGCACGAAAAGATCTAATGAAGATCCTACACTATGCTTTGATTCAATTGTATATTCATGACGAAGAAAATAAATCAAAAAATGCTGAAGATACTTATTCAGAATATAATGGGCAAATAGCAGCAGGACATCATCGTAGTCCGACCCCAGAAGAATGGAATAAACTTTCATGGGGTATGAAAGAATAGAGGAGCGGAAAAAATGTATGAGTATAAAACAAAATTAATTAAAGTGGTAGACGGTGATACGGTCGACGTCGACATCGATTTGGGATTTGGTGTTTGGCTTAAGAACGAACGTGTGCGCATCATGGGTATCGATACTCCAGAATCTCGAACCAGAGATAAAGTCGAAAAGACGTTTGGTAAAGCAGCAAGTAAAAGATTGAAAGAACTACTTGGCAAAACCCCTGTTCTTAGAACACAAGTTGCAAGAGATGGCGAAGATATGAAAGGCAAGTTCGGTCGTATCCTTGGCGACTTTGATGTCTATGATGCAACCACTGACTCGTGGAGAGCAGTCACTGCAGTGATGGCAGAAGAAGGACATTGTGTTCCTTATTACGGCGGGTCCAAAGAAGACACTGAATCCGCACACATGGAGAATCGACGAAAGTTGATTGAATCTGGTGTTGTAAAAATGACGCTGGAGAAAGCAGGACTAGTATGAAAAATAATGTCGTCTACTTATCTGAATTTCGTAAAAAGAAAGAAGAGTACGCGCATAAGAAAAGAATGTTCATCGAAGAATTCACCCAGTTGTTAGAATCTAGTAACTGGGCGGGTGATGATGACTATGATTTTTCGGAGTGGTTTGATTTTGATAGCGAGACTTACACATTAACTCTAGACGAAGGAGATGATAGTTCTACCATTGACTTTGACGATTAAATAGAGTATACTTATATCATGAAAAAATTAAAAACCCCTTTGCGGTATCCAGGCGGCAAGTCTCGCGCCACCAAATTTCTATTCTTACACGAAAACCTCCCCGAGACGATTCGCTCATACCGCGAACCTTTTCTTGGGGGTGGTTCGGTTGCTATTGAATTCACCAAGAGATTTCCAAAGAAACCAGTCTGGGTAAACGATAAGTATTACAACCTATTTGTCTTCTGGAAAGAATTACAGAATAATTCGAAAGCAATGTATGATGAACTATTGAAGTTGAAGACAAAAGCAGATTCATATGAAGATAAAATTGCATCACATAAAGAACTTTTTCTTGGATGTCGAGAAGAAATTGCTAATACTGATGATCTACATCGGATTTCTATTTGCTTTTTTGTTATTAATAAGTGTTCTTTTTCGGGTCTTACTGAATCTTCGGGATTTAGTAAGTCTGCCTCTCAGTCAAACTTCGGTTATCCTAATATCGAACGATTACCACAATATTCGGAATTAATTCAGAACTGGTTGATTACCAATCTAGACTACTCTGAACTACTTGATGATTGTTCTTCTGACGAGTTTGTTTTTCTAGATCCTCCTTATGACATAAAGACTTCTTTGTATGGCAAGAATGGTAATATGCATACTGGGTTTGACCATATACAATTCCACAAAGATGCGTTCAACTGTGCTGGTAATGTTATGATCACATACAACTCAAGTCCAGAACTTCGGGATCTCTATGAAGATTGGCATCAGAAAGAATGGGATTTAACTTATACTATGCATTCAAGCAAAGCGTACAGAGCAGATGAAGCGAACAGAAAAGAATTGTTGTTAACTAATTATGAAACTCAATAAAGTCGCATTTAAAGAATCGTTTAGTGACACCGTTTTGGGAACTTTTGTAAACTTCCCTCTTAATTATGTTCTAATTGCATTCTGTTTATCGGTTGAAATGTCTGCGCTATCAATGGCAGTTTTCATGACTTCGATATTATTCACCCTAGCAGTCGCTAGAAAATATTACATAAGAATTTATTTTGACAAAAGGAGTAGAAATGAGGCAAACTAGTTTATTTCCAAAGCAAGACACGAGCACGCCGCCATACAACGGATTGTTTTTCTGTCATATTCGTGGCGGAATGTATAGGTGGAACGAGTTTATTAACTATTATAAGGTAAAGCGACTATGAAGGGGTTTATTCAATCTGCAAAGAAAGGTGTGGTTACAGTAGAGTTTACTAAGATTAGCACGGGCGAACTCAGGGTGATGCCTTGCACTCTCAACGTTGAACTCTCTGGGCATAACGTTCCGGAAATTCTAGAGCAGCGAGAAGATAACGATCACATCGTAGTGTGGTGCCTAGATAAAGAAGCTTGGAGAAGTTTTCGAACCGATACTGTAATCAAATGGTACGAAGGTCAACCCGCAACCCAAACGTAACTACTAATTCTTTCACCGACATTCAAAATATCATCGGTAACAAAAAGTTTACCGTTGAAGTTTCGATACAGATAATATGTTTTGCCCAATACTGGTTGGTATTTTTCAAGGACCAATGATTGAAAAAGAGACATTATTTCACCGTGTTAAGTTGGTAGTATATATACAAATTTAAACTTAGAGATTCGTTATGGATATTGAGATCTGGGGTAAACCTGATTGCATTTTTTGTACTCGCGCTAAAACTATTTGCGAAAGTCGTGGATTAGAATATACCTACAAACAGTATGGTGAAGATTTTACTAAAGAAGAAATCCTTGCTGAGTTTGTAGGAGCAAAAACTTTTCCTCAAATCAAAATTGATGGCATCCCAATTGGTGGATTTTATGAAATGGAGAAATTATTATGAACGACACTTGGAATGGTGAGTCGCGAGGCATTACAGATGTAATGATTGCACGTATTGAAACGTGGCATCGTGATCGTAATTTGATTGAAGGAAGCACTGACAAAGACCAGTGTTTGAAATTGATCCAAGAGGTCGGTGAATTGTCAGACAACATCTGTAAGGGCAAAGATCTGAAAGATGACATCGGTGATATCATGGTGGTGTTGATCAACATCATGGAGCGAAACGATTGGCACATCACAGATTGTCTTGAAGCAGCATGGTCTGACATCAAAGA